CGCTTGTTGCTGTTGGGCAATGCGTTGCTGTTCTGCCTTCAAGACCGCAAGTTGTTCATTGCGTTGCTGCTTTTCTGCTACCTTAACCGCATACCCGATGGGGTCACTTTCCTTTAGAGCGTCCAAGTTCTCACCCTTCGTCTGCTGAGTTAGGAATTGTTCCATCATCTGCAAGCGTTGGGCGTACTGATCTCTTACCTTGTTTGCTTCGTCAATCTTCGACCGTTCTGCTTCCACAGCGCGGCGTTGTTCACTAAGCGTTTGGGTCTTCTTTGTGTAGTCGGCCCCCAGTTGATAGCCCTCAATAAGTTGATCGAGAGTTACATCGCGTTCTTCTCCAGCCGCTTTGACTCGAAAAGTGCTTGCTTGCTCTTTCTCACCTTCTTCAGAATCCACCAACTCGGAATCGACGCCATCATCATTCTCTGAATCTGCATTCTGTTCGACTTGGCCTTCGGCGTTCGGTTCAGAATCCATTAATCCAAAAAATGCGGATGCAGCTTGTTCCACATTCAGCGATTCACTTCCTTGCGGAGCCGTGTTATCACTCATTTCTAACCCAAGTTGTCAGCACTTACCGAGTGCCACGGTGTAATCAACGATTACAAAATCTTCCACCGCTTCTTTACAATTAGCCCCGTAGCTGCGATTGATTCAAAGTGGCTTTTAATCGATTGTAAAGCATGAATTTTTAAATATGCAAGTTCTCGCACTTCAATATCATCCGGTGCAGAGTTAACTATATTAAGCAATTCAGATTGGCGCATTGCTTCCATTTCTTCTAAGAAGAATTCATCGGATAGCAGATTCTTGGCAAGTTCAAACTTTTCCATTTTGGATACTCGATATAAAGTCCGACATTGACACTTGCGGAATATTGGCAAATTGGTTGCCTTGCAGTCCGGCCCATTGAGTGCCGCCTAACAGATTGTCGGTGGTAAACAGTGAGTTTAGGTCTATCGGGCCTTGAAAGGTCTGCGTGTAGGTAGGACTTGCCCATCCGGATATGTCGCTCGGAGTGAATGGAAAACCGCCTTGTGGCGCATCACCACCGCTAGATATGGCGTTTTGCACTGCATTAGCTGCTGCACTTGCGCCAGCCACAGTAAGACCGAGTTTAATCATCCCCTCAATCTGTGACTTCGTGAGTGGGCTTGATGGCGTTTCTACCGGCCCCTTATATGGGGTTTCGGTTGCATCTGTGTAACCAACTACACCACCGCTTTCATCAACCGTTAGGGTGCTTCCATCCTCATAGGTGTATGTCTGTGTGGTTGGCGTAGATGGTGCTGTTGTTAAATCAAGAAGCGTTGTATCAATTTGTTCCGGTGGGCCTTGAATGTTTGCCGGATTAGTCTCCGGAAACAATGCCATTACATCTTCGCTTGTTGGTGCAGGGCCAGCTTGCAAGTAATCGGGAGTGGGAAGATTCTCAAGATACTTAGCCGCTTGTGCGGTAGATATTAAATCCGCTGTGCCTTGAATTCCCGTTTGGACAAGTGCAGTTTTAGCCGCAGTCTCGGGGTCTTTACCAGCCACCATGTTTGCCGCAGTGCTTGAGACAAAGTTCTTCACCGCGCCGGGGTCAGCAACCAAATAGTCACCAACTTGACCACCCGCAAAACCCGCCACACCGCCGACTACAGCACCCTTTAGAGCATCCTCCGCTGATTTGCCTTGTGCGACTTGTAGGGCAGCGTTAGCCACACCCGTACCAATTGCAGAGGCCACAGCCGCAGAGGTTGCAGCCGGAAGCAAACCCGCCGCTATCATTTGTTGACCAATAGCAGACCCAACCCCCGGCATAGCCACACTGACAGCGATTGCCGCCAATAAGGGAGCGTTTTGGGATAGGCTTAAATCTTTGTCTAGTTGGGCTAAGTCTTTGCTTATGGTCTTTTCAACGGGTTGATATAGGTTTGTCAGTTCACGGCTAATAGCAGTGGTTGGGTCTATGCTAGAAAGCAAAGAGCCTAAAGCACCACCTCCGCCTCCACCAGTTATATTAGGATTAGAAGCAAAGCCAGCATCATTTAATACGATCTTTTCACCAGTAGGCCAATATTGTTCTTTTTCTACACCCGTATTAGGGTCAAAAACTCTAAATGCTTTTAATGCCATATCAAGCCCCAATAGATGTTTTCATGATTACCCCGGAATCTCAATGTTTGAGGTAATCCCTGCCCCGACCTTCATTGCTTTCAATTGGGCCTCTGCTTCAAACTCTTGCTTTCTAAACATCATTTCAGCTTCGAACTTGTCCCGCTGTAGCTGCATATCAGCCATTGCCTTCTCACGGGCCAACTGAATATCAGCTTGTGCTTTCATTTGCATACTCTGAATGTCGGCTTGAACCTTTGCCATTACCGCTTGTGCTTCGGGCGACATTTGCGGTTGTTGCGGTTGAGGGTTGCTCAATTGCTGATCGACTTCCGGAGGAATGGCTTTGTAGAACTCTGCGCTGTCCTTGAACCCTGCTGCTTCCACCATTCGCCCGAGCGTGTTTCTGTACTGTCCCATGCTGACCAATGGGTTGGATGGCCCCATCTGTCCCAATACTTGTTCTTGTTTCTGCAAGACCATTTGTAGCATCGCCATTTGCTCTTGACGGTTGCCAGCACCGAGACCCACATTAATGTCCACATCGTATTGATTCGACCACTCACGCGGGTCAAATGCCACATACGAGCCTCTCATCCGCACGATACGGGGCTTGTCTTGATACTTGCACAGCAGATGCAGAATCCCTTTGAAAAGCGATTTAACACCCGTTTCAGCAAAGATTCGAGCAATCAGTTCGACCTTACCCGCGCCAGCAGCTTGCATAGATGCTACAGCGGCAGCAGTCACATTCTGCAAAATGGACGGGTCAAGTCCTTGTGAAGCGTCTGTCACTCCGGTGCGCTTTTGGGCCACAGAGTCGAGATACTGCAACATCGGGAAGGCTTGTCCCGCAACGGGTTGCACTTGTAAGGGTTGCACTGCGCCTTGAGACTTAATCCGCACCACACCGCCAGCAGTGGCAGTCAGCAAATCATCTAAGTTCACTTGACCATCTACCGCAGTCACCCGAGCATTGTTTGTCAGATAGAGGTTGTCCAAAATCTGACGGGTGATAGTGGTCTTTTGAAGCTGAATGTCTGTCGTGCGGTCTGCCAATGATTGACCGAAAAACTTGTGCGGAATGGGAATCGGGCAGATCGAGTGGAATGGCACATAGTCGCATTCTTCGTTTGACAGAATCTCGTTGCCAGCATAAAACACTTGTCGAAGTTCAGCGATACCATCCCCGTCCATGTCGGCCCGTAGGTAGCACTCGAACACTTCCACACTCTGCATCGAGTCATCCATGCTTGTGGAGTCATCCGGTTGCTCGCCATTGGAGAACCTAACGAGTCGCTCCGGTGTGTATGTCAGTGAATCACTTGAGGGGATACCGTCCACAATGTCAGCATCAAAGCCCATTGCGATCAAGTCGCTACGGGTCATCAACTTACGGTGTGCAACGAAAGGCGCACCCTCAATTCTCCGAGCCTTCTTAGAGATTAAGAATTCTTCGGGCGGGACATTCTCGACTACCACTCTACCCGTCTTTTGCTTCTTAGAGACCGTCACAGCATGAATCTTGACCTTCACCGGCCCCATTGGAGTCATCTGATCGAATTCTTGTGTGTCTTGTTCAACGATCTCCATCGTGCCATCGCTCATCAGCATGGCGAGTTCGTCTTCGGTTAGATCGCGGTACTTTTCTTTGATTACATCTTCTTTGTCTTCCCAATAGGCTTTGACCACCCCGACCTTTTGGAGAAGCGCATCCTTGAACCAATCGTGAAGAATAATCACGCCTTCGTTGTCACGGTTAAATACCCAATTCACATACTCAGTGGCTTGCTTTGCTCCGGCCTCATCATTTGGCCCACGGGGTTCAAACCTCACGACTTCATCGCTTGCTGAGAAGATACGCACCAATGATGGGAGAGAACCGTCTACGGCCTCTGCAACTTCACCCGTGACAATCTGAGACTTACCCTCTACCTCATTGCCGTATGGTTGCCGGAGGTAGCTTTGCAGTGCTTCTCTGCGCTGCTCGGTGGTTTCGGTCTCCAAATAGCCGAGACTGTTGGAAATCTCAGCGTCAATGATTGATTTGAGTTTGTTTTCGTCCATCACACAATCCATTTCACATTATTTGTGGGCATCTTTGACCAGCCGGTTGTTTCGTTTAGACCGATTGCAA